TACCCGATCGATTATCCGCGAAGAGCTTACAATCGCGTGTATAACGAGTACTACCGTGACGAAAATCTTCAGGCGGAAGTACTCGAAACGAACGAGAGTATTCTTAACCGTGCATGGGAAAAAGACTATTTCACGTCAGCGCTCCCATGGCAGCAGCGCGGAATAGCGCCGAGTCTGCCGATATCGGGAACGACAAACGCCGAGTTTTCGGCAGCAGTCGGAGGAGCTATAGATTCTTCACGCGCTGTATCGGTGAATACCGGCAATCAGCTTTCGGCAGCTTCGTCGTCGAATGCATATCTATTAGCGGCCCTAAATAAAAACAGCATAGACTTATCCGAGGCAACGACCTTCAACGTTGCGGATCTGCGTTTGGCTTTCCAGATTCAAAAATGGATGGAACGGAACGCAAGGGCCGGCGTACGATATACCGAATTCCTCGGCGCACATTTCGGCGTGAATCCTCGCGACGATAGACTACAGCGTCCAGAATATATCGGCGGATCAAAGTCGTCGGTAATCGTGTCCGAGGTACTGCAGACGTCGGAGACGTCGACGTCTCCCCAGGGTAACCTGGCAGGACACGGATTAGTAGCCGATATGACTCATATCGGCTCTTATCGGGCTCAGGAGTTCGGCCTTATAATAGGCATGATGTCGATTATGCCTCGGCCTTCGTATCAGCAAGGTATCAATCGGCAATGGCTCCGCCGTTCTAGGTTGGAATTCTATTTCCCGGAATTCTCAAACCTATCGGAGCAGGCGATAGAGAGAGCCGAAATCTACGCATCCGGAGTAGAAGCGGAAAATAGAACGATATTCGGCTACCAGGGTCGGTACGATGAAATGCGTACCAAGCAAAACATGGTCTGCGGACTCATGCGGACGGATTTCGACTACTGGCACCTGGGGCGCCAGTTCGGTAGCGCTCCGCTGCTCAATTCCGCATTCGTTACGTGTGTGCCGCGCAAGGATATATTCGCGGCGCCGTCGGAACCAGGTCTTATAGTAGACGTGGGAAACAAGATAATGGCTATAAGGCCAATGCCGCTCCAGTCAAATCCTGGTCTAATCGACCATAACTAAGGAGGATGTAATGTCTTACTATACCAAGGATAAGCGGCCGGAAAAAAAGCCGGAAATCAATCTCGACGATCCTATCGTCGAGACCGCGGGCTATCGCTCCGCGGAAGTACAGATAAGCGAGATGCTGATGGCAGGTCAGCGCCTCGTGGATTACCGTAAACAGAGATATGAGTTCGGCGGCGACGAGGTCGTGCCCGCCGATTACCATGATCCTACAAGGCGACCAGGATTCGACATGGCTGATGCTACGGCACTGGCGGCAATATCGGCCGCTAACCTAAAAGCCCAACAGGAAGCCGAAAAGGTACCGCCAAGCGATCCGCCGGCCGAACCGGAGGAAAAGCCCGACGAGGCCAAGTGATGGGCCTCTTAGGCGATATAGCCAATGTAGGGCTAGGTCTGGCGAATCAGCAATGGATGCGCCAGGCGCAAAAAAACACGTGGGAACGTGAAGATAATGCTGTGCAACGTCGAGTGGCCGACTTACAGAAAGCTGGGCTTAATCCGGTCTTGGCTGCCGGTTCTGCCGCTCAAGCATCAAGCCCTATTAATACGCAGGCGCCTAGTTGGGGAGGAACGGCAGGCGATAAAGCACAACTCGTTCAGGGACTCATCCAGGGCAAGAAAAATATTGCAGTATCGGAAGGACAGGCAAAACTTCTAGAAGAACAGAAAATAAAAACAGCGGCGGAAGCTGAGTATTACAGGTCTCAATCGGTGAAGGCGGCAGCAGATACCGCGAAGGCGATAGCAGAAAAAGCAGCTATAGATCAGGATAGAACAGAAAGAATGTATAACTGGGCGAAGGCTCAGGAACTTGGCATGCGTTCAGACATCAAAGGCGGCATAGCAGCCGAGGCGCAACAGTTCGGGCAGACGGTAAAAAAGGCAGTAGATTCGATCGCCGGGCCGCTCGGTTCCGCGGCGGCATCAGTTGGAACCAAAATCACCGGGCCTATAAAAAAAGTTCATAGCGGATTGGCCGGAGAAATTGACCGCGCCATAGACCAGGTAAAAGGTCGCGGCGACAAATCGGCCGCACGTTCGGAAGCGTTGCCGTATTACGCTCCGACAAAGAAAGTGAAGGAGGATTAACTATGCATCGACGCGGCGGAAAATCCGCAAAGCGGATTTACAAAGGCAAGGGACGACGTATTTCAAAATACGGCTCGTCCCGCGGAGGAATCCGCCTATAGGCGGGGCCCCGGCGAAAGCCGGGGCTTTATAAAATGGAATGCACAAGCAAATACCTAGTTGAACCAGGTCACTTCTGGGTGCCCTGTGGAAGGTGCCTGGCGTGTCGGATAAATAAAACGCAGGAATGGTCATTAAGAATAATGCAAGAATTAGAATACTGGCCATTCGCAGTATTCGTGACACTTACATACAACGATTCGGAACTGGAAAAATTACCGTTAGAATCGATCGATAAAAAAGAATTGCAAGCGTATTTCAAGCGCTTGCGGAAAAACACAAATAGGATAATAAAATATTACGCATGTGGAGAGTATGGCGAAAAAACAGGTCGTCCTCATTATCATGCGATAATATTTGGACTAGATATAAATAACGATTTCGACAGAGAGGAAATCGACTTTGCATGGAGCAAAGGATATACATACATCGGAACAGTTACCCATGACTCGGCGCAGTATGTCGCCGGCTATGTCTTCAAAAAATACAATGGCAAAAAAGGAATGGCGGTGTACGGCTTTAAGCAACCGCCGTTTCAATTACAGTCAAAAGGACTAGGATTACAATATGCACTGGAAAATAGTGCACAAATTAAAAATAAATTACATATAACAAAAAATGGTAAAAAAATACCAATACCAAGATACTATAGAAAACAACTAAAAATAACAGAAACAGAATATAAAGAAATAATAACAGAACAAACAGAAAAACTAAGATTACATTATGAGAGTTTAAAATTGTCAGGCACTCATAAAATAAACTATATATATAAATTAAATAAACAAAGAAATGAAGAATTAATAACTAGAATGGGTACTGATAAAGGTAAAATATAAAAAAACTATGCCGCTATAGCGGCATAGTAACCAAGCGTAGCGCGGTAGCTTAAAGACCGGGTTTCCGGTCTCAGGGCCATATACGCTACTTGATGTTATATGGCCCATTGACACCTTTTGATAAAAAAATGGTGGAAAATAAAAAAAAAGTACTTGACAAGGTAGCTACTAAGTGCTATCTTAGTAAGTACGGAGGAACAGGAAATGGCAAGGAAATATAGATATACGCGAGAAGAATTAATTAAGTATTTGCAGGACGAAGTAAAGCAGACAAGAATAAACTTTACCGAGTCTGGATATAGTGTACATGTAGGCGGAGAGCTCAACGCTTACGATAGGATACTACGTTTGGTAACGGAGGAAACGCTATGACATTCGACGAGCTGACTCAGTGGACACAGGAAAGCGAGCGCAGGATGGGACTCTATACCATCATGGACAGGGTAGCCGAGGAATCCGGGCCGGTATTCTCGGCGCGCAACCAGGGTGTTGCCGTAAGGCAGTTTAACCGCCTGGTTGCCGGTGACGGCCTCGATCCTTCAGACTTCCTCCTGATAGCCGTAGGCGGTTTCGACAGTCGTAAGTGCGAGCTAGTAAAGCTCGAAGAAGGGCGGATTATAATAACGGAGGTTAAAAAGTGAATCCCTTCGACCTAATCGGCTCTCTCAAACCAGGCAAGTCAACATTCGACTTGTCGTATGATAAAAAGCTGACTTGCGATATGGGGCAGCTAATCCCGGTCGTCTGTGACGAGATGGTTCCGGGAGACGTATTCAAGATAGGGAACGAGCTGGTAATAAGATTCCAGCCGCTCGTGGCTCCGGTACTTCACGAGATAAATGCCTATATTCACTACTTCTTCGTGCCGTATCGGTTACTCGACGATGCATGGGAAGAATTTATAACCGGCGGTACTGACGGCGCGTACGCAGGACTCTTACCAAGGTGGGAACCTTCGGATACGACGATAGGTTCGCTATGGGATTTTCTCGGATTCCCGACGGGAATCGATCCCGATGGAGCGTACCCGATCGATTATCCGCGAAGAGCTTACAATCGCGTGTATAACGAGTACTACCGTGACGAAAATCTTCAGGCGGAAGTACTCGAAACGAACGAGAGTATTCTTAACCGTGCATGGGAAA